CTTCAGACCGTGGGCACTGGCCCCATCCGTGGGCTGTGGGCGCACCAGACCAACGGCAGCGACTTTTATGTGGTATCGGGCACTGAGGTCTACAAACTGACCAGCACAACCGGCACGCCTGTCAAATTGGGCAACGTGTCGGGCACTGGCCCTGTGTCGATTGCCGACAACGGCGCGGTGATCTTTTTTGCCTGCAACGGCCCCAGCTATACGTACTACGAGCCAACTGGCGAGTTCAATCAGATCACTGACGCCAACTTCCCTGGCGCTGTGACCGTGGCCTACATCGATAATCTGTTTGTGTTCAACGAACCCAACAGCCAGCGCATCTGGAGCGTGGATACGGTCAACCCAGCCAACGGCGACTACATTTACCCTCTGGTGTTTAACGCACTTGACTTTGCGTCTGCTGACGGCTCTCCTGACGGTGTAGTAGCCATCAACGTGGACCATCGCCAAATGTGGGTGTTCGGTACGGATTCGGTCGAGGTTTGGTACAACGCCGGTTTGGCCAATTTTCCGCTAACCAACATTCAAGGCGCGTTCAACGAGATCGGCTGTGTGGCAGCGTTTTCTGTCGCCAAGCTGGACAACACGCTATTTTGGCTGGGCACTGACGCTCGTGGTCAGGGCATTGTCTACCGTGCCCAAGGCTACGGCGCAGCCCGTGTGTCCACGCACGCCATTGAGTACGCCATCGCCCAGTACGGCAACATCTCGGACGCGCTGGCCTACACCTATCAAGAAGAAGGCCACTCGTTCTACGTGCTGACCTTCCCATCGGCCAACGCCACTTGGGTTTACGATGTGGCCACGCAAGCCTGGCACGAGCGTGCTGGCTGGTACAACGGCGCGTTTACCCGCCACCGTAGCAACTGCCAGTGCAACTTTGGTGGCAACATCATCGTTGGCGACTTTGAAAACGGCAACATTTATACGCTGGACCTAGGGGTTTATGCTGACAATGGTCAGCCTCAGAAGTGGCTGCGCTCTTGGCGTGCTCTGCCCACTGGGCAGAACAACCTCAAGCGTAGCGCCCAGCACAGCCTCCAACTTGAATGCGAATCCGGCACTGGCCTGAATGACGGCCAAGGCAGCGACCCTGAAGTCATGCTGCGCTGGTCGGACGATGGTGGCCATACATGGTCCAACGAACACTGGTCCAAGATGGGCAAGATCGGACAATACTACAAGCGCGTCTTTTGGCGGCGTCTGGGCATGACGCTCAAGCTGCGCGACCGTGTGTATGAAATCTCCGGTACTGACCCCATTAAGATTGACATCATGGGTGCTGAACTTTTGCTTTCTGGCACGAATGCATAATGGCCAACATTAACCAAATCACCGCGCCCCGTGTTGATTTCTTAGACGAACGCACAGGAAAAATCTCGCGTGAGTGGTACATGTTTTTGTACAACCTGTACACCATCGTTGGTGCGGGTACAGGGATTATCCCGATCACCAGCGGCGGCACTGGCATCGGTACGCTACCTACCAACGGCCAGCTGCTGATTGGCAACGAGGGCGCGTACAGTCTTGGGACTTTGAGTAATGGCGCAGGTATCTCGGTAACCAATGGCCCAGGCACGATTGTGCTGGCCAACACCGGCGTGCTGTCTTTTTCGGGCGGCACGACCGGTTTGACGCCCGTAGCCGCTGCCGTGGGCGCTGTGGTTTTGGGCGGCACGCTTAACGCCGTCAACGGCGGCACAGGCCAATCGGCGTACACGATTGGCGATCTGCTGTACGCAGACACCGCAACGACACTTGCCAAACTGCCTGATGTAGTTACCGGCAACGCGCTTATCTCGGGCGGCGTGGGCACTGCGCCAGCATGGGGCAAGATCGGCCTTACAACGCACGTTAGCGGCGTCTTGCTTATTGCCAACGGCGGCACAAATGGAACAGCAACGCCGACCGCTGGTGCTGTCGCCTACGGTACAGGAACAGCCTATGGGTTCACTGCTGCGGGTACAACCAACCAAGCTCTGGTATCTGCTGGCGCTGGAACACCTACTTGGGACACATTGACCAGTGGCAGTTCGATTTTGTACGGCAATGGTTCCGGCCTATTTAGCAACGTCACAATCGGTTCGGGCGTCAGCTTTGTTGGCGGCACGCTGTCGGCCACAGGAACTGGCGGCACAATTACATCTGTTACGGCTACATCTCCTGTTGTATCTTCGGGCGGCACAACGCCCGACATTAGTCTGGCCACGGCCTATGGCGACACCAAAAACCCATATGCTGCCAAAACCGCCAATTATGTTTTGGCTGGCCCCGCATCTGGCGCTGCTGCCGTGCCCACATTCCGCGCTCTTGTGGCCGCCGACATCCCTGCTTTGCCCTATGGTACAGGCACGGTCACTTCGGTGGCTGCGCTGACGTTGGGTACAACAGGAACTGATCTTAGCTCGACCGTTGCCAATAGCACGACAACGCCGGTCATCACGCTAAACGTGCCCACAGCATCGGCGACCAATCGCGGCGCTTTGAGTAGCACAGACTGGACCACGTTTAACAATAAACAGCCTGCTGGCACGTATGTCACCTCGGTGACTGGTACAGCACCTGTCGTGTCTAGCGGCGGCACAACGCCAGCCATCAGCATGGCAGCGGCCAACACGACAACTAACGGCTATCTGACCTCAACTGACTGGAACACGTTTAACGGTAAAGGTTCTGGCACGGTCACCAGCGTTAGCTTTACCGGTGGCATCATTTCGGTGGCCACGGCAACGACTACGCCTGCGCTGACAGTGGCTGGAACCAGCGGCGGCATCCCTTACTTTGCCAGTGGCACGACTTGGGCGTCCTCGGGCGCGTTGACGCAGTACGGCGTGGTCTACGGCGGCGGGGCTGGCGCAGCGCCTGTGGCTACGGCTGCGGGTACGACCGGCCAAGTGCTGACGGCCACCACGGGCGGCGCTCCTACATGGGCAGCGCCAGCCACCAGCGGCACGGTCACCAGCGTGTCTGTCGTGTCGGCCAACGGCTTTGCCGGTACTGTGGCCACGGCCACTACCACGCCAGCCATCACACTGACCACCAGCATCACTGGTCTGCTCAAAGGCAACGGCACAGCTATCAGCGCGGCGGTGGCCAACACGGACTATGTGCCCCTGTCTACGGTCCTGACCAAGACGGCTGACTACACGATCACGAACACTGACACCTGGATCATCAACAACAAGACCGGCTCGGCCATGACATTGACGTTCCCCGCTGCTTCGGCTTGGACTGGTCGGTCGATCACGGTCAAGAATATGCAAGCGCAGTTGGTCAACTCAGCGTCTTCCAACATCGTGCCGATTGACAGCACAACGGCTGGCACGGCGATCCTCTTGGCGGTTGTCGGAAATTGGGCGACAATGGTGTCTGACGGCACGAATTGGGTCATCATGCAAGCCGCATCGAACAACAACCTGCTGTTGGAGTAACGAATGCGAATAACTTACGGTAAGGGGTTTGAAGTTGCGCCAGCAGTTTCGATGGTTGACAAGGTAAAAGCCTTGCAAGTCGAATTATCAAAACTGCCACAATACGAACCTGAGACAAAACATTACTTTCACGGTGGCATGTATTGCCGCGAGGTGTTTCGTCATGCCGGTGTTTTGGTAGTTGGCGCTGTTCATAAAAAAGAACATTTCTATTTGATCGTGTCGGGCACTGTGGCGATTACCACAGATGACGGCGTTCAAGAGGTTACTGGGCCTCACTTGTTTTCAAGTAAACCAGGCACAAAACGCGCAGTCTATGCAGTGACTGACGCGACTTGCATGACGTTCCACGCAATCGAGGCAAAAACTGTTGAGGAAGCCGAGGCCGAATTGGTTGAAGCAGAACCCGATAACATGTATAGTCCCGGTAATCAAATCAAACATCAACCATTAGAGGTGCTGCCATGACATTTTGGGTAGCTGGGTCCGTAATTGTAAGTTCAGCGATAGGCGCAAATGCTTCCGGTAAAGCTGCGTCTACGCAAGCCAACGCCGCTAACCGCGCTGCTGAACTTCAAAATGAACAGTATCAACAAACACGGCAAGATCAAATGCCGTGGATGGAGGCTGGCAAAACTGCACTGAATGCGCTGACGCCGTTGGCGACAAATTATCAGCAGTTTGGCATGGATCAGTTTAAAGCCGATCCTGGCTATGGCTTTCGATTGTCCGAGGGGCTTAAGCAACTTGGTCATGCTGCTGGCGCTCGCGGTGGTTTGATCTCAGGGCAAACCCTTAAAGGGTTGCAAGATTACGCGCAAAACTCAGCATCCAACGAGTACACCAATGCGTTCAACCGCTATCAAACTGAACGCGCTGCCCGACTTGCGCCGCTTCAATCACTGGCAGGCTTAGGACAAACGACTGCTGCTCAATTGGGCACGGCAGGCGCTGCAAACGCTGGCGCAGTGGGCAACTATTTGACTGGTGGCACAGCGGCTCAGGCGGCTGGCCAAGTAGGTGGCGCAAATGCCATCACCAGCGGTTTGGGTACGTATTTGAACTATAACCAAAGCAACAATTTAATAAATGCTTTGCGAAATAACCAAGGCGGTGGCGGTGGTGGCAGCATTGGCTACGGTTCCGGCTACGCTGGCGAAGGCCCCGTTGGCTACGCCCCATAAGGACTAAAAATGGCAATTGATCCAAACATCGCTCTGGGCGTTCGCCCTATTGAGATTGCAAACCCTTTGGCGCAATACGGCCAGATCGCGCAACTTCAAGCTGCGCAAAATCAAAATCAGTTGGCGCAGTACCAACTTGAATCAGCTAAACGCCAAGATTTAGCGCAAAACGCTTTGTCTGCTGCATACAAATCTGCATTCAATCCTGAAACTGGCGCAGTTGACAATGCGATGGTTTTAAAAAGTTTGGCCAATGCTGGTGCGGGTCACATGATCCCCGAAGTGCAGGCTAAATTGTTTAAAGCCGAGCAAGAAAAAGCTGGGCTGAAAAAAACACAAACCGAAACAACCGGTCTTGAATTTAAGCAGCGCATTGATAAAGCCACCAAAGCAATCTCTGATATTGCTGCGTTGAACAGCCCACAAGAGGCTATTGCCAGCATTGATCAGCATTTGGCCAATGGTGACATTGACCAGCAAAAAGCGGACATGCTAAAAAGCCAACTGGCTCAATCCCCGTCCTTTGGCGCATGGCAAAAAGGAATGTTGGTCAATATTCTTGATGCCAAAGAGCGATTGACAATGACTGCGCCAAAACCAGTTCAAGTCAAGCGTGCTGACGGCAGCATTATCTTCTTGGATGAAAATCCAAATAGTCCAACATTCCAAAAAGAAGTTATGCCTGCGCAAGCCTCGGGCATGACTCCATACGAAAGAGGGCGTTTGGCCCGGGAAGATCAGCGCCTAGCTCAAGAAGCCACCAGTGTGGTCTACCAGACAGACAACAACGGTAATGTTGTTGCGCTACCATCGAAGCTCAGGGCTGGTGAAGTGCCCACCGGACGCACTGCTGTGGCCCCAGGTGGCGGTTTCCAGCCAATGATGGCCAAGCCATCGGAAGCTGAAGGCAAAGAGCAAATGTCGATTAACCAGCAGCGTGCAATTGTCAAAGGTGCAATGGATGCGGTTGCGCAAACTCCAGACGCATTTGGCTACACTGCTGGCTCAATGCCCGAATCACTTCGTGGTCGCATGGCATCGCCTGAAGAAAACACCAACCGATCGTACCTGTTCAACGTGGTGTCGGGCGTCATTAAAGAGCGTGCAGGTACTGCACAATCGGCAGCTGAAGCACAAACACTTGCTCGATTCTTGCCGACTGAGACAGACAATGCGGATATCATTAAGTCCAAGTTGCAAGGCTTTGACAAGTATCTGACCGATAAAGAAGCTGGCACAACCAAAAAGCGTCCTGCTGCGGCAAAACCTGCTGCTGTTGGCATTGATACAAGTAACCCATTGTTGAAGTAAGGGGTCAGAATGGCTGATCTTTCCACGATCCTGAAAGACCCTAATTTTGTCAATGCAAACCCTGCGACTCAGCAGGCAATCTTTGACAAATGGGCACCTCAAGACCCTAATTTTGCCAATGCCAATCCGGAAACCCAGACTGCCATTCGTCAAAAGTTCGGCATTCCTATTGCTACACTTGGCACTGGCATTCCCGGCCCCCGTCAAACCGGCACTGCTGTAGACCAGATCCCTGGCTACGGCGGTCCTGTGCCTGCTGCTACCGCGCCAATCGCTTCCGGGCCAGAGCGCAAATTAGGCTTGATCGAGCAAGTCGCAAGTTTGCCTTTAACAGCTGCTACAGTGCTAACCGGCGGTCCTGCAACTCTTGCCAGCATGTGGGGCGAGGCTCTTGGCAGTAAAGAAACTGGCTCAAAGATTCGCAAAGCTCTTACGTTTCCAACGTACACAGAAGCGCAACAGCGTCAGCTTGACACGATTGGCAGTGCATTGGATGCCGCTCATTTGCCCCCAACACTCGGTGGTGCTGGAATCCCATTGAACGCGCTTGCTGGGCCAGTAGCAGCTCAAACTGCGAACGCATTTGGAACTGCCGCACAACCAGTTCTTCAAGCAGTCAAACAACCATTGGCGCAACGTGCTGCGCGAATTGCAGAAAAAGAATCTGCTGCCGACTGGGCACGCGCACCTCAGATCGAGGCGGCTCAAGCTGCCCAACGTCTGGGTGTGGCCGTCAACCCTGCTGAAACCAACCCCAACGTCAAAACCAAACTGCTGGTTGGCGCAACGGGTGAGGCAGTGGTCAACTCCAAGATCGCCAAAGCCAACGCGCCAAAGTGGAACGACCTGGCTCGCAAGGACTTGGGTTTGCCCGAGAATACCCAGCTCACGCCAGAAGCCTTCGACAAAGCTCGATCGGCACATTCCGCACCCTATGACGCCATCAAACAGATTGGCGTTATGCAGCCGTCTGAGGAAGTGCTGGGTCAACTGAACGGTCTGAAGCTGGACCCACGCTCAACCAGCAGCCCTGAGAAAGCTGCCAAAGTCAATGCTGCCGTGGACCGGGTGATGACCCAAGCAGTCGATGGGCTGTCTGGTGAAAACGTGGTCAGTCAGATCCGTGATTTCCGCAAAGATGCCAACCAGGTTTTCAAGAATCCCAATGCCACCGGCATCGAGATCGATGTGGCCGAGGCTCAACTGGGCATCGCCAACGCACTGGAAAATCTGGTCGAAGGCAATATCAAAAACCCCAAAGCGCTTGATGAGTTTCGCAAGGCTCGCACTGCCATCGCCAAGACCTACGACTGGGAACGCGCCACCGGCATCACAACCAAGCAGGTCGATCCTGCTCAAATTGTCAAGCTGGCCGAGAAGGGTAAACCCTTAACCGGTGTGCTGGCCGATGTGGCCAACGTGGCTGGCAACTTTCCAGACATTGCCAATTTGAATCTGCCCAAGGAACCTTTGCTGTATCAGCGTCTGCGCCGTGGTGGTGCTGGCGGTACAGTGGGTTTTGCATTGGGTGGTGGCCCAGTGGGTGCGGCGATCGGTGCTGGCTTGACCAGCCTGGGCAGCGAGGCAACAGCCAACATGCTTGCCCGGCCAGGTGTGCAAAATCGTCTGGCAATTCCTACCGATCGCCGCATCGCACTGCCCACAGAGCCTGTGACACCTGCTGCCCCGATTCCGCAGAATCGTGCGCTCACGCCTTACGACTATTCGCAGCAGACATTCACGCCGCCCAACTTCGTGATGCAGCCCAACCAGTACGGCCCACGGGTTGTGCCGGGCACACCTGAAGCACCATTACCTGGCACACTGGGATACAACCCAAATGTACCGGGTGTTGCGGAAGTGCAAATGAATCGCCTTCGCAAAGAAGATGTGCTGGATTATGGTTTTAGGCAACGTGTTGAAGCCGAGCAAGCTGCTGCCGAGGCTGCTGCTCAAGCGGCTACCCGTAAGCCAACCAAGGGTGCAGTTGAATTACAGATCAACCCGCTGACTGGCGTTCCCGAGATTGCCACCGGCATCAAAGGCGCGACACCTGCGATCGTTGAGGCTACGAACAAGGCAGCTGCAACAGCAGCGGAAAAGATGCGCCTGGGTCGTGCGTTCGACATGACAGCCGAGGAAAAGATTCAGTGGGGCAAGAGCCTGCTGGAAGGGATGCCAATCGCCCAAGGCGATGCGATCTTCGGCAAACTGACACCGCAGCAGATCACTGCCAAGATGCAAGACCGGGCATGGGTCGACAGTGCAATCACCAAAGCTCGTCAGGAGGCGCAAGCTTTTGACCAGATCGCCGAGCGTGCTGCCAATGCCCAGGCTAGATCTGATGCGATCGCTACTCGTGAGCGTATGCTAGATCTGGCCGAACAATTGCAAGATGCTTTGGGTGCTCGCCCCGTCAAGCGCGGTGGTCAAGGTCCAAAGACACGCGCTCATCAGCGCAACATGCTGCGCCCAGAGGCTGAAGATATTCAAAACGCATTGGTGAAATAATGGACTACCAAGTTTTATTCAACATCGCCGTTGCTGTTGGCGGTTTCTTTGGTGGCTGGACATTGAACCGCATCTACTTGGCCATTGACCGGCTGGACAGCGATGTGCGTGCCATGCCTCACATGTACGTTGGCCGTGAGGATTACCGCGCAGACATGCGCGACATCAAGGACATGCTGGGCAAAATCTTCGATAAGCTCGACAACAAAGTAGACAAATGAAATGGTTGTTTGCGATGGCATTGACGCTTTCGCAAGCCGCTTCGACCGAATACCGTTGCGTGCGGTGGACTTGGACTGGCGATGTTTTTAACCGCCATGTCGTTTGTCTTGAATGGAAAAAGAAATGATTGATCCTATTTCCATCAGCGCAGCGTTTGCCATCGCCAAGAGCACGATTGCAGGGGTCCAAGAAGCCATCCAGATGGGCAAGGACTTGCATGAGTGCAGCGGCGACCTGATCAAGTTCTTCGAGATGCGCGATACCGTGGCCAAGGCGGCGGTGCAGGATAAGGGCAAGAAGCCGCGATCAGAGATGGGCCAAGCCCTCGACACGGTGATGCAGGCCAAGGCGCTCAGAGACGCTGAGAGGAAGCTCAAGGAGCAATTGATCTACTCTGGCCAAGGTGATGTGTGGGAAGCGATCCAAGCGGAGTACAACCTGATCCAGGCCAACCGCAGGCGCGAAGAACGTGAAGCCGAAGAAGCGGCCAAGCACCGACGCGAGAAGTTGGCTGAAACGGTTGAAGTTTTGTTTATTGGGTTTGCTTCTTGCATGGCGGCGGGTTTCATTGGTTGGGCCACGTTTGAATTTGTCATTTACAAAATGAAAGGCTGATATGGATGAACTACTTTCTCTCCTCAAAGGCGTTGCGCCTGCTTTGGCTACCGCCGTTGCTGGCCCTTTGGGCGGCGCTGCTGTGTCCGCTATTGCTGGCAAATTTGGCGTATCTGATTCTGTCGAAGCCGTGGCAAAGGCCATCGCAGGCGACCCACAGGCACAGCAGAAGCTGGCTGAACTAGAGCTGGAGTACGCTAAGCTCGATGCAGCAGATCGTGACAGCGCCCGTAAGCGTGAACTGGAGATTGCCACCAGCGCAGCAGCGCCTTGGTACAGCAAAGTCGTGACCCCTCTTTTGGCGCTTGGCGTGTTTGTTCTTTGGGCAGCAATCAACTTCACGATGCTGACCAACGCCGTGCCAATCCCAACCGAGATGCGCGAGATCGTCATTCGTATGCTGGGCAGTCTGGACGCAGCTACCATGCTAATCCTGTCGTACTATTTTGGCAACTCTCATAAGCACTGACATGACACCCCATTTCACACTTGAAGAACTGACTCACACAGATCACCGTGAGTTTGACAACACACCAAATGCAGCAGAACTTGCAAACCTTCAGCGACTGGCTGAATTCTTGGAAATCGTCAAGGCTACGCTGGGCGGCAAGCCCATCATGGTCAATTCAGCTTTTCGATCAAAAGCTGTCAATGATGCTGTGGGCAGCAAAGACACTTCTCAGCATCGCCTCGGCTGCGCTGCTGACATTCGGGTTCCCGGTATGACGCCAGACGAAGTAGTCAAGGCGCTGTTCGACTTGCCTTACGACCAGATCATCCGCGAGTTTGACCGCTGGGTACACATCAGCGTGCCTAACGTAGCTGGCGCTGCGCCACGCAAAAGCAAACTGATCATCGACAAGGCTGGCACACGCCCTTATGCGTGAGCGATCACCCTAGCCTGTTTGCTTTTGAGTCTGGCTTCCACATAGTCAATCGCCAGTTCCATTTCGCGCACAGTGCAGTCGTCTAACTGCTGATTGTGCACCAGCATGCCCAACTTAACCGCTGCCATCTCGGCGGCGTTAAAGACAAAGTTGTTCAGCGTCAGACTGCGGCGCGACATCGTATAGATGGCATCTTGGGCAGCCCTGATCTCATCAGCCCAGTCCTCACCCAAGGCTGGATTGACGTGGTACAGGGCTTCAGCGATGTTGAACGCCGCTATGATCATGTCTGCATGATCTCGCGTTGCGTTGCCCTTTAGGATTGACTCTAAGGCTTCGTGGTTCTTCAGCTTCAAGTCCACGCCAGCCGTGGGTAGGCTACCGACCCGCTTAAGGCCCGAGGACACCCAGGCTAGGTTGTCCAACCGAATGCCCTTGGGCTTGTATTTACTCCTCTTGCGCATTCAACGCCTCCCATTCTTCGTCTGTTATCAATGGAATCGGGCTAGGCTCACGCTGACGCAGCCGCTGCTCCATCTCGATGCGCTCAAATTCATCGTCTTGCATTTGAGCGTCTTCAATTTCACGTTTGCGCCATGTCATATCCTGCTCCATACCCAAACGCCAATAATTACAAGCAATACCCAATACTGTTGTTCAGTCATGCTTGTCCCCTTTTGCTCGGATGGCGGCCTGCAAAGCGCAGAAATCATCGTGAGCTTTGCGCGTTGTTTCCATGTGCTTGTTGCTGTCGCAGTGGATTGACCACCATTTTTGTGCAAACTCGCTTACCACCTTTGCATACGCTTCACGCTCGTCTTCACGCACCAGCTTGGCAAAGGCTTCAATTACTTCTATGTACGGCTTTTCAGTCAAGTCGTTAACATAAAGGTGCAAACCAGCCTCTCGCGCCATCTCCATGATTTCACGTTTACGCCAGTTCATGCTTCACTCCTCAGTGGGTACGGGGGAAAAGGCCACCCGTTCTCGGGCCATTGTTCGTCGTTCATATTTTCCATGTCACGTTCCTCAATGGCTCTGGGTGTTTAACTGGCGTCACTTTGTAGCGGCCAGTGAATCGTGTGTCCTTGGCGAAGATGCTGGGGCGCACTTCTTTTTGCCACTCAAATGGCGACACTGGTTTAGCTTTGAGCATTGCGCAGGTACTCCGTCAGACGTTCAATACGATCCGAGTAGCAGGCCACCCGGCACTCAGCTTCTTCTCGGTACGAGTAAGCCTCCAGCAGACGGCGCTTGGCCTCCTCCAGTTCCCGCAGCGCCAACATTTCGGCGCTAGGTGCGGCAAATAATTTCTTTAATTGCTCAATCATTACATTTACTCCTTAGTTGTGGTGTGTCACAGTGTATCACACATTTTTAGACATGCGGTATTGTTTTACAGCGTTACGTAATCCGGCCTGTGTGGTTGCCTTCTCGTCCAGCGCCATTGCCTGCGCTTGGTCCAGCGTGGCCTGGCACATGATCCTGTGGCAGATCACCGGCACACCTTGACCTTGGCGGCGCACGCGAGCGTTAAACTGCTCGTACAGATCCAGCGACCAGTTAAGGCCGTACCAGACCAAGATGTGGCCGTTCTTTTGCAAGCCATCGATACCGTGACCCATCGATGCCGGGTGGCCGATCATCAACTGGCAGTCGCCTGTCTTCCACCGGTGCATCGCGTTGGTCAGGGATGACTCGCTTTTGCACTCAGTCAGGTTGATCGGGTCCAAGTGCTTAAACTTCTCCATGATCCGCTGGGCATCTGACCGATAGGCATAGGCGCACAGGATTGGTGAGCCGTTGGCATCCTCGATGATGTCCTCAAGGGCTTCGAGTTTCAAGTCATGCACCGGCTCCCACAGCGGCATCCCGGCCACCGGGTACATCGCACCGTTGGAGAACTGGAGGCACTTGTTGGTCAATGCAGCCTGGTTAAACGCTTCGACTTCTTTGCCGCTGTCCAGCACCAGGAAGAACTCTTTCTCCATTTTCTCGTACCGGGCACGCAGGTTGTCGGGCATCTCGATCTCAATGTTGTTGACCAAGAGGTCGGGCAGCGGGTTGTAGTCCTCTGCGCTCATCTCCAGCGTGATGTCCCCGATCAGCTTCTTGATCGTGTCCTCGGTGTCTTCATACGGCACTTCTTTGTACGGCCCCACCTTGCGGTAAAACCGGGTCTTGAACTGCGTCTTGCTGACACCCAGGCGTTGACCCTTGTCGACCACCAAGAACTGGCCGTGCAGGTCTTTGTAGCCGTTGCTGGCCGGTGTGCCGGTCAAGCCGGTGATCCAGTCGAACTTGTCCAGGATCTTCTTGACTGCCTTGACCCGGTTGGTGGCCGAGTTTTTGCACTTGCTGATCTCGTCCCAGACCATGCCGTTGAATGGCAGCGGCTTGTCTTTCTTGACAAAGTAGGTCTGCAAGGTCTCACCAAGCCAGCCCAGGTTCTCGTAGTTGATCATGTAGATGTCAGCCGGGCGCAAGAGAGCGCGAGTGCGCTGATCTTTTGTGCCGGTGACCATGCTGAACTTCAGGTGCTTGGTGTGTTCCCACTTCGCAGCCTCCTGACGCCAGACCAGCCGAATCACCCTGATCGGGGCCACGATGATCACACCGCGCAGGAAGCTGGTGCGGATCAAGTGAGCCAGGCTGGTCAGGGTGATCACGGTCTTGCCTAGTCCCATGTCGAGCCACAGCATCGAGTTGGGGTGGGTGCATTGGAAATTCACGGCTTTCTGCTGGTAACCGTGAAGCAGGTCAGGTGTCAGCATTCCGCACCCCACTGCGCAGCCATTGCATCAGCAATCCCTTGATATGTCTCACTGCGAATTTTCCAGCGATCTTTTGACGGTGGCAGTTTATTCTGACCACTTGCTGTCTGATTACCACGGCGCGTTTTTTCATCACCCGGCAATTTATTGGTTGGTTTTAACATTGGTAAATTCTTTAACCACAAGCATGTTTTTTTACTGGCATCGTGTCCAAACCACCAAGGCTGAATAATTTGATCAGGCTTGCGGATTCGACTTGAAATCACGCTAATTGGATTTTCAATGGCAATCTTGGGGATTGGTGCATTCATGAGTAATTGCACAAATGCCAAAGCATCTTCTGTCAATTGAGGATCGCGCAGACCACGGGTAGTCCAGTGCATTCCTGACACTGACAGGTAAGTACAGGGAGGGTGAGCAATCATGATGTCCCATCCTTGGTCAAGGATGTCAGTTACATCACCTTGATAATGCAACCCCGGTTTATCGGAAGGCAGCAAATCACAACTCATGGCCATGTGTCCCCCCCCCCCGATAAACGCGTCACGGACTCGGCCACTGTACTCACAAGCAACAAGAACTTTTAGCATCTGATTAACATCAAGTCGATCATGCGTTTGCCTTCATCGATTGTGTCGATGACAAACACATCTACTTTGTGCTGACGCAGCCGGTGATGCTCGCGCTCCTGCGGCTCGGTGGGCTTGGCTCCAGTGCGCTTAAACTCACAAAAGAACATCTTGCCCGTGGGCAGGATGAACAGGCGATCAGGTACAGCCATGCGATTGGGGGATGTGAACTTGTAGGCCAGCACATCGCGGGAGCGTGCGTACTCGCACACAGTGTGTTCAATTTGTTTCT